ATCTATTTCATGATTGTCGTAATTGTTTATAATTGAGCCATGTGTACGATTTAGCATTCTAGCTATCTCAGTCCAACCATAACCTACATCCTTTAACATCTTACTTACCATTTGTCTAGTTTCTACGCAGGCTCTTTTACCTCTACCTTTACACAAAACCTTTTCAACAGTTGTGTTATTTAGCTCTGAGGCTTTACTTAGTAATTGTTCAAATTGTTCTTGACTTAGTTTCATATCATTTTTATTAAACTGGTTAATTCTATTCTGCTATCCTTACTGATTTGCAGAAGTTGTTTTAAATTCAATCTCTTTTGATCCTGTAGCACTATCATAAGGGTAGGTTGTGATAAACCTAACACCTTACCGATATTGCTTTTCGTTTTGTAGGTATTCATCAATACCTCTTGCAGCTCTGTTGTTGGCTGCCAACCTCTACCTGTTACATTCATATTACTTTCTTTTAAAATCTTCTGACTCATCTTCTCCAAATACACCTAGCTCGTAAAAGCCACACACCTTTAAAACTATTCTGCTCATCGCTCTCTTTTCTGCCATTTCCATAACATACCAAGAGTTAGTATTACCATCTTTAAACGATGTTCCTTTAATAGCACTTCCGAAAGTTTCTAAGTCTTTGGTTGTTGCCTTAACTACACAGAAGTTAGTTTCACACTTGATAACTTCGTAAGCTATTTTAATACCTTCTATCGCTTGTATTTTATCAATACCTGCTCTTGTGATAATTAGGTAATGTTGGTGCTTGTATATGTCCTCTTTTTCAAGGTCATATTTCTTGTATAATTCTGCTATCTTATCTCTGTTCATAACGTGGTTTGTTTAAGTATTCCCATTCTTTAATTGAGTTCATCTCTGCATTGCGTTCTCCAGTATTCCACTGCTCTCTAGTTTTGCAATACTCATCATATTGGTTGTTGATTTGCTCTTCAATCATTAGCTCTCTGTCTATCTGCTGAAAGCGTGTTCCTAGTAATAGTTGTTTTAGTAATCCCATCTTATTTTTGTTTTAATAGTTTAACTGCTTGTTGTAGTGCTATCTCTACTTTTGAAAGATTAGCATTTGCTTCACAATACTTACCTTTACCAACTAGGTAGTCCTGAGCTTTGATAACTTCTTCAATTGCTTCTTGGCAATACTCTGCAATAATTTGATCCATAATCTTAGTTGTTTTTAGTTTTTCAAATATACAAATAATTTTTAGAACACACAAATTAATGTGGCATTCTCATATCGTTTTTAATATCCCAACCTTTAGCTTTGATTTGTTTAGGCATCTCAGCTTGTCGCTTAACTTCTTTAATATACTGAGCGTGTTCTCTTTTTATATATTGCACCTGCTTTAACCTTGCTTCTCTTTTACGAGCTATTATCTTATCAATGTTATCAGGCATATTTACATCAATAGACATTTGTATTTCTTCATGACAAACTGCTTCCCATTTTTCAATGATGCTGATTAAATTGTCGTATGCTTCTGCCTTATTCATAATTTATAGTTGTTTGGTTTTATTTTCATTTGTTTTTTATTGATTATTATTTACAATCGTCTTTATAAAGATTATATACTTTCTCAATATTTTCTTCAGTAAATAAATAATAATCAGCAGGTGAGAAATGCTCAGTATTTCTAACATTAATTGTATTATCTACACTATCGTACCCAAATCTTAAATTTATAACATCATTAACATACAAATTAAACGATTTATATATTACTTTTTCTAAATTGTTTTTTAATTCTTGCTTAGTCATAATTTCTAGTTTTTTAGTTAGTTTTATTGCTTTTGATACTTCAAATATAAAACTAATATTTGGAATATGAAAATAATTTTAAGAATAAAGCAAAAAAAAAGACCTATATTTCTATAAGTCCTTGATAATCAGTTAAATATTATTTAAAAAAAATGTGTAATTCTAGCGACTTGCCCTTTGTCGAACTCATGAACAAAGCCTTCTACTGCTTTTGGCGATCCTGTAAACCCTTTTCGAGAGTGCCAACTATCTGCCGAGCTTGGACTTCTTAGATATTCAACGGTAACACCTATGAAATCTTTAGCATCTCTCCATTTATACTTAACCTTGTGATGCAAATGGTGAAGATACCAATACCTAAACTTACTCTCTGCCCATTCTTGTGGCTTTTCGTGTGCCATCAACATAGGTAGGTTGTCCATCTTCGCACCATCACCATGCTCTAAGCCTATAAGATTAGTACCATATTTGTAATATTTCCTATGACTTACACCTGCATCAACAGTAACATCATCAGTAAGCCTAAACCAACTCTTTAATGCGTGTGCTAAATGAAATCCTGATTGATAGTCATGGTTACTCATAGAGTGAACACAATCAACTGGTGCTATCTCTCTGAGCATCTCCACACATTTAACATATAACTGCAAAGCTATCTCGTAATGTTCCCACCACTTGCCATCGCAATCTTGGTGCGTTCCTTTAGTTGTGGAATTATATACATTATCAATGTGTAGTATATCGTTTCCAATGCAGAATAAAACTCTATCAATGTCAAAGCCTTTAGATTTATCAATAAGCCCTTGCACACCCTCTATAACTCTTGAAACTGCAATAGGTATATTATAATCTTCTCCTGTTTCTTCACTATTAGCGTATTTGCCTATGTGAATGTCAGCAGGATTGATAACAAGCAAATGTCTGCCTGATTTATGTTTTACCTTTGGGTAGGTCGGTGCGTGTTCACTTATAAAAGTGTTCAGCCTTTTGAAGATACCATCCTCATCAATACCTTTTCCTTCTTTAGTAACAACAGAAAAGCGAAGTTCCCCTCCCATGTTTTGCCAATGCTTAACAGATACAACATCTTTCTTATCTATACCCCTATCTTTTAGGTGCATATCTAAAGCAGTATTATCGTTAAAATTGTCTAGGGTACTGGCTCGGTGCTTTTTGATTAATTCAATCTCTTCAGCTTTAAGCCTAAAACGATTATTCTTTCTCATAGCCTTATTTTTGTTTCGACTAAGATATGTAAATTATTTTTCAAATACAGAGAAGCATAAAGGTAGGATTGATATAAATGCTAACAATAAAGTGTTAGTATCTATACCATTAGCTTCAATTTGCGTAACTGTTGCAATAGCAAGAACACCACTAACCGTTCTCTTGCTGCTCCATTTACCCTTTTTGTCTTTAAACATTTCAGGTATAATTGCTAAAATACCTTTTGCAAAAGCAGGATTAATTAGCATTAGTTCTGTCTTTGATGAAGTAGTTAATTAAAGAATCAATTTTACCGAATACGGCATTATCATTCTCTGTTGGAGTTAGGTTTACAACTATCTTTCCGAAAGCCATTAAACCGATAAGTAACTCTCCCCAATTTTGTGCAATAAAATCAATCATAATAAGTATTTAATTCAATAAAAATAAAAGGTAAATATATACAATGCTTATGCCCATCTTCAAACTTATCTGACCAAATGCCGACAAGTATTCCAGTGTAAACACCTAAGCCTATTTCAAATCCATTCATATTAATAAAGCCAAGTTACGCAATTAGGTAGATCCTCATCTACATCTACATGAATAAAAGTTTTTGCTATTCCTATTCTTGTAAAACCTGCCGTAATACAAGCATCAATTATAGTAAATCTATTAGAGCTATTTGCACAAGATATATCTACTGCGTTTCCTCTTGTATGTGCTGAGTTAGGTTTGCCACCTACTCTATCATTTGTTGCTTTATCTCTCCAACTTGAGTTGATGTGAAAAGGAATGCCTGCTATTGTGCGAGCCTCATCTAATTTAATCAATAAATCATCACTCATAAGGTCGTAACATTCTACACCATTGCAAGTAAACTCATCTTCTGAGAAATGCTTAACCTTTCTTTTCATTTGCTAACTTTTGAATGTTATAAAGTGCTGCCGTAATTAATACGATAGCCGTAAGCATACTATTAATATCTGCAAAACTTATTCCAATAGCTGCCGTATTTATTACATTCGTTTCTATAATATCCTTATACATTTTTTATCTTACTTAAATATAATTTTAACTTCTTTATATTCTTAGCCTTTGGTCTATATTTCATAGTCTTATACCTATATTATATGCACTTGAGATAGGGCATAAATCTGAACCACTATTCGAAGTGTACTCAGGATAGGAACTTGAATTGTCGCATAAATAATCAACTATCCTTTGTCCATAAAACTCTGCCGTATCTCTCTCCTTTTGAATTAACCAATTTAAATCTTCTTTCGTTGCTGCCGTTCCGTTTTCGCTATTCTTTTGCGTAATCGTTCCGTTCTTAATTTGAAAAGATATAAACGGCAAAGCCTCTATCAAAGCGTAGTGAATAATCGCATCTTGTATATAATCATCAACTAAGACTTTATATACTCCAGTAAGTGATGCACCACTAACACCTGCTATATCATTTTCAATCTTTTCATATAAATCAGTTCCTAAAATAACTTGCATATGCTTGTCTTGTGCTATCTTTAAAAAAGGTAACAAGAAAGCAGTATCTACATTGTAATTTATAGCCGTAGAACTTTTTAACTTATCTTCGTTGCAAAATAGTGATGCCATTATCTTTTCTTTATAAATCCTCTATTAGTCATATCTTTAGGCTTCATAGCTACCTCTTTAGTATTACGAACTCTGTAGCCTTCTTTATCTGCCTGATTTGTGCTTACTGTATTTGCAAGTGGAGATTTAACATCTACTTTAATAACGCTCTTAAATGTTTTTCTTCTCCATTTATGGTGGCAATCTCCCCCACCTTTATATTTCCAAATTGAGTAGGTATTAGCTCCACCTTTACCCCAACCTGCATTGACTGACTTCTCGCCCATTGCAATAATATCTTCTTTTCTGTATAGCTTGCGAGCATTTACCATCTTGCGACAGAACGCTCTACTATTTGAACTTACTGCTAATGGTTCATAAGCATAACGAACCTTGTACATAAAGCCGTTAATAGTAGCATCTTGTTCACTATTAGCGTTTGGTCTTGCCGTTCCACTACTCACAAACTTATACTCTTCTAAGGCTTCATGTTCTTCTGCATCTTCATCGCTTATTAACTCCCATTCTTCCTCGCTTAACTCTTCGCCTAAACCAATCAACTCAGAAGCAACTAAAGTATCGTTCTTCTCATCTTCTTTTGAGAAGTTTTGACACATTTCAACACCCGTTTCTTTCTCTGTTTCTTCTGCATCTAAGCCTTCCGTATCAATGAACTCAATAGGTTGTAAGGTTTTAAAGTAAGTATCTAAAACAATGTTATTTACTGCTAACACTTGATTGATAGCTTCTAGTAAAATGTTTTGCTTTGGCTTTATTACCGTATTATCCCATAATTGAGATGCCGTTTTAATCTCATCAGCGTTATTACCTAAACCTGTGCTGTCTTTGATACCGAATAACATAGGAGAAGTAACCTTATGACCTACTAAAATCTTCTTAGTTGCTTCTTCAGAAAGGAATTTATATTGCTCTGATGCTTCCGAAATAGGTAAGCTCTCAATAGTTGTTGCCGTACTTGAATTATCGTTAAATGAAAGTAGGAATTTCTTGCCTCCAGTACCTTGTAACTTCTGCTCTACCTTTCTCTCTATAACTCTCTGCTCATCTTCACTAGGTAAACCATTATTAAAGTTTACCATCATGCTAGGTGCAAAACCATTCTGTATATTAGTCAAGTGATAAGTACCTATTTCCTCATCTATCTCTGCCCATTTTAAAGCACCTGCATAATCAACAGGAGAAAAGTAATAGTACCCTGCTGCATAAGGCTTGATAACCATTATTTGAGTTTCCTCACCTCTTGATCCATCAAACGCCTCTACTCTTTTAGGCTTATATCTTTCTTTTCTAAACTCAGTCCAATTGTCTGAGTAATACCATGCC